GTAAAAAATGGTTAGAATGTGTTGTTAAGAAAATACACCCACATGAATATGGATTTATTAATTTATATTCATTTAAAGGTAGTAATATTGATACAGTATCAGAAGACTTTGCTTGTATAATTATGGGGGTTAAGGAGGAATTAGTAGAGCACTTTCAACACGTTCTTCGAAATAAGAAATCAACCCACCCGAAGAATAAGTTATTATTATTTAATTATACTAGTCCAGAAATAAACGTTTGGTCAATGATTAGGAATGATGACTGGTTGGAAGTTCATTTTACTCAAGGTTTGGTTGAATTTAAAATAACTTTAAATTTAGATATAGATTTTTCTGGATGGAATCAAGCAACAGATTGGAAATATCACCAATCAAGACAAATTTTATCTACTTTAATAGAGGCTTTTACGGAGTGCTAATTATGTGGAAAGAACAATTACAGATAGGTACAACCACAATGGGTAGTAATATTCCTACTAAACCTAAGAAAAAGAAAAATTGTAGAGAGAAATTATTTAAAATTGCAGACCGATTGAAGGTAATAGGAAATGAATTAGCAGATAGTGTTACTGAAGATAAATGGGAATTTCAGCATTGGGACCATGAAATTAAAACTTTTATAGATACAGATGGAATTCGGGGAAAAGGGGCTTATGGGTGGAGTCATAATGTTGATGATAATTTACATTCACTTGCAATAATTTATACTTTCGTTTCAGATAATATTAATGAAAAGGATGCTTGTTTTGTACTTCAACATTTAAAAGAGATGTATAGTGATAAAAATTGGTATAGTAATTTTACTGGCAGTAAAATAGATGCAGAATTTTATTCGAGAGGATTTGTATCAGCAAAATGGTACATCGCTGATGATGCACATGACCCTATATCATTTGATATTGGATATTTAAAAGTAACAGGAAAACATTTTCCATATGAGGAAAGGCCCGCATTCGAAGCCGAAGGAGATAAGTGGTATAATAAGATACGTGATGCAATATTATCCGTTGATATATAGATACATTAATAAAGACAAACACAAATCGACATATAGGAGAGAATATTATGCCAATGCCTGAAATTATCATTAGCGATAATGAAATTAGTTTTTCACAGGTTGCGGTAGATAATTTAAAAGTAGGAGCAGAAGATTGTTGTGAAGCGGCAAAAAATGCTTGGGAAGATACCATAGAAGATTACATGGCTCAAAATGATGAAAGTATCAAGATATATATGTTGAGAGAATTACTTTCTGTAGAATCAATACCATGTAAAGATTTCCTTAAATTATTGTTAGAATTAAAAAATGTTACAAGTGGCAATACAGATATTATTAATACTGTAATGAATATTTTTAATAAATATGTACAAGTTAATGTTAAACAATCTATCTTTACTGCTGCAGCATCAGCAGTTAAACAAGCAGGAGCAGAAGCATTAGAATTGTGGATGAGGTGTACAGAAATTAAAGAAAAAAATCCTGATTGGAATGATAATGTTCAATTAAGTTGGAAAGGCGTTCTTTTAAGAGATGAATATAAATACCAAACGTGGGATAACACACTAAAAGCACTTAAATGTCCTGAGTGTGGGGGTCAAATGAAACAGGAAGAATATAGGCCAAAAAAAGGTGCGAAGGATGCTCAAGGAAGATTTAAATGTGAAGATTGTGGTCATGTGGAAGTGTTTAGATGACTTGGGAAAACACATTAAAAATTATGGCGGTTCCTGTTGAATCAGAACACGTCGAAGAAAGAATGACATTCAAAGAAAAACAAGAAACTTGTGATTATTGTAATAGAAAACCAGTATTAAAATGTAATAGATGTAAGCAAAAATTATGTAAATACCACCTAAGCGTACCTTGTAGATGATTAAAATGACATGGAAAGATTATTTAAAATCGGTATCTAATGAAGATATTGAAGATTGGGAAGCAGCACTAAAAGCCTTTACAAAGAAAGGAAAAGAATTAGGTATACCATTGAGTATAATAGAATTATTAAAAAAGGCAGTTGATGAAAAATGACTTGGAAGAATATATTAAAAGAAGAAGATGAGGATGAGGAAGAAGAGGATTATCCTGAACAAACAAAACATCCTCGATATGAATATGATATTCCTGAAGGTGAAGAACCTACTGAAGAATCACCTACAAGGAGAATCTACCCTGATGATACATTTGTAGAAGATTACGGTATGATAAATGAAGCAGAAATTACTAATTGGTTCACTACTATTGAACAGATGTTTGAACGAATGCTTATTAATATAAGTGTTGGTCAAAATGAAGTTACACAAATGGATGAAGATGGTAGGGGTTTTAAACCAATGAAAAAGGTTCCAACTAAAAATATGAAAATGATTAAAAGATTAGGGATAAATTTGGCTACTGATTTTTTTCAAGAAGGTATATCACAATGGATGAAAGATACACTTAAAACAGGACCGCAAGGAGAAGCAGCAGAAGATTCTGAAACCAATATTGATGCATTATTTAGGACTAATGAATACCAAAAAATAACTGAAACACTTTACAGAGCAGCAGAAAAATATATCTCTACAATATTTGATGAATGTTATGATTTTGTGAGACATAAATATGATGAAGCGTATAGATATAAAGATGATGAAGATACAGAAGAAATTAGATTAGACCCTGAAAAGCCTTTACCTAAAGGATTTTGGGGCGGTCAAGGTGGCGGTGCTTGGGGAGCAATAAAAGAAGAAATAGATGAGGAAGAAGATAGGACTATTAATGAATTAGAAAGTGACATTGTTGCTGTATCTGAAAGTAATGGTCAAGTAAAGGCTACAAATATGGGGAAGGCAATTAAAGATAAATTAAAAGAACCTGTTATTCAAAAAGAAATTTCAGAATTAGCACGATGGGTTACACAATCATTCCTTATTAAATTACCAGTGATGCAAGGACAAATGGAATTAAATCCAAAAGTATCAAACCCAAACGAATATCCAGTACAGGAATTATCAGAAAGTGAAATGTTAGACCCCGATAAACAAAAAGAAAGGAGAGATGAATTTGAAGACAAATATGCAAGCGAACACAACAGCGAATATACCGGAGAACTCAACTGGCAATCTATATTACAGAAAAAAACAGGAGCAGGATTAACAAGTTCTCCTACATTTAGCCCTGCTGAACATCATATAACTTATGATGATGATGAAGATGAGGAATGAATATGTCAAGATGGGGAACAGTAGAGAATTTTACACAAAGAGGTAAATTCAGACAAGTACAAGCAAAATGGGATGCTTGGAAAATTAAATGGGATAAGGGTGCTCAATGGGGTGTTGTTGGTGGAGGACCATTACAAAATTTACCTAAAACAGCATTAGACCAAATATTAGAACATGGGGAAGACACTTATGCGAGGGACCAAGCAAGGTCAATTGAAGGTTTAGGACTTTTAATAGAATCTATAAGTGAAATACTAGATGGCGATGCTATACTATACAAACATAAAGCACAGTTAGAAAAAGATACTAAACAAATGAAAGATATTCTAAAAAGAAAGGATTGGAATCCACGTAATATTAAATTTCATACAGTGGTAGCATTCAAGGAAACCGAGGATGAAACAAAACCCTCTATTACAAGGGGAGTAGTATATGGTCATTATAGAACAGAAGCATATAATGATTATGTGGCATGGGCCTTAGACCACAAGGAAGGATTTAAAGGACAAATGGCTACGGCACAACCAGAATGGACTAGTAAAAAGAAAGGGGAGGCTAAACCTCCAATGTGGCAAGCAATATCAGAAGAATCAGAAGATAGTATAATGATTATTGCTAGAATGGCTATTGATGCGGTTAAAAAAATAAAGCCGGGAGATGACACAGTTATTACAGTAGAAAATAATTCTAAAGGGCCACCTGCATTTGCTACAATTCCAAGTGTTATAGAACATGTAAAAAAAGTAATTAACGACCCTTCTATTTATCCAAAGGGAAAATCAAGAGCACCTGTAAAAGATAGATTAAATGCAGCATTTTCTAATCATGTTTATGCTATTGCTAATGAAGATGAAGCAAAAATATTAGAGGTAGCAAGAGGATTTGAAGAAGTAGTAGGATTAGAAAAAATTAAACAGATTAGATTTAAATTTCCATCAAATAACTTAGCGTTAAATAGAATGATTAAGGAAGTATTAGGTGATGAAATAAATACTCATCAAAAACCCGGTAGTTCGACAGAAAAAGATTCTGAAAATTACGCACCCACAGGTTTAGTACTTAAGTCGTGGACTCAAATATTAAGGAAGTGCTGATATGAATTGGAAAAAAATACTTAAAGATGATAAAGGTGTAGGAGATACAATTGCTCGCATGACAAAAGCAGTTGGCATTAAACCATGTGGTGCTTGTAATAAAAGGAAAGATAAATTGAATGATAAATTTTCATATAAGAAGTGATTAAGATGAGTTGGAAAGATATTTTAAAATCTAGTGATTGGAGTATAGATAATATTCGCAGAAAGAGAAAAGAAAGATTGGCGAGAGAAAAAGAAGAAGAAGAGGGGCGACAAAAAGAATGGGATGATAGCGACCTCGTTGATAAAGAATGTAAGCGTTGTGGTGAAAAGAAAAAAATAGATAAAGATGACGCTTATTGTAAAGAATGTGAAGAAAAGATTCGGGCAGAAATGGAAGAAGCAGAGTGGGATTAATATGACTAGAAAAATTAGAAAATCCTGCAAACTTTGTCAACATGAAGAACGTGATGGATTAGAAGAAGATATTCTATCAGGTAATTTATCCTGTGATGATTTAGATAAACAGAATAATTGGTTTTCAGGTACTTCAAAAAAGCATATGCAGAATCATTTAGGAGCCTATCACGACAATTCTAATCCATCCTGTGTTCTTTGTACTCATCCTAATCGTGCAGATTTAGAAGTTAGAATAATGGAGGGAGGATTAACACCATCTAATGCAGCAGAATTACTTGACTGTTCAGTAGATAAAATACAATTACATATATCTAAACACTTGAAACCAATTGTGCAGCAACACGCAGCGATGGATATAGCACGAATAGATATAAACGAAATTGACATATTACAGGGTAATGTGTCTATTTTACAAGACAAGGTAGAGGAACTTTTAAATGAGACAGAACTATCCACTAAACAGATAGACTCATTAACCAAATTGGCGAAGGAAATTAGAGAGTCGCTAAAATACATGTTAGAGTTTAAGGGACAGTTAGTACATAAAAGAGAAGAAACGATTATTGTTCAACAGGTTGAGGTTATACAAAAGGTTCTTATACAGAAGTACCCTGAGATATGGACAGAGATAAGAGATGATGTAGCGGAGATGTTAACATGAGTTGGACAGACATATTAAAAAACGTTAAGCGTAAATGTAGAAAATGTGGAAAAACTTTCATGGCTAAAAAAATTGGAGGCTCTGAATATAGATATGAACGATGTATGGAATGTATTCGAGAACAAGATTCAGTAGATGTAGGCGGCGGAGACGAAACAGATGATGTTTAAGGAGATGTTAACATGACAAGATGTATATATTTAGATTCGTGGTTTGATTTATGGTCTAAAGAGTTAGACAAAGCAGAAGAAAAAGAAGGTAAAGATTTAATTATGGGGTGTAAAAAATGAGTTGGAAAGATATACTAAAAGCATGGTCTGGAGATGAAGAAGATGATTCAGACTGGGTTCACCCAACGAAAAGGAAATATGATTAAAATGAGTTGGACAAATATTATCAAAAAACCATTACATGAAAGTGCTGGTGGTATTGCATCACCTCCTTATGTTGGTAAATCTTTTGAAATAGGCACATACATGGTACAAGATGTACAAAAATATGTAGTACAATTTAGATATTCCCAAAGTGATGCACAACCACTAAGAAAAGAATTCAATAATATAGAAGATATGTTTAATTATCTTAGAACAGAATTAGAAAAGGTTACTGAGTACCCTGAAAGAGGCGATTAAAATGAGTTGGGAAACAATAGCAAAATATAATGAAATTAAAAAAGAAGAAATTAGAATAGACGAAAGTATTGATACTAGGGGAGAAATAGACCGTCATAGAATCCGATGTGCAAAATGTCAGAACAGCCCCGATTATAAATTACCCGATAATAAATATGTCTGTGAAAAATGTTATATGAAGGCTGTTGACGAATATAATAGAAGAAGAGATGAGGCGAGGAAAAAATGAAATGGCAGGAGATACTAAAATTTGGTGGAACTGCAATATTAAATGAAACCAAAGAATTGTTAGAAGGGTGGCAACCTACTAATGAAGAAGGTGAATTATACAAAGGGGAGTTATTTGAACTTGTTGAAAAGTGGGATAACAATAAAAGTTATGGACTTCTAATGGATTTAAAAAATCTAAGGATGTCATGGCAACCTAAAACAGAAGAGGGTAAAAAATATTCAAAAGAATTGGGTGATTTAGTACATTATTGGGAATTACCACCACAAGCAAGAAAATTTTATAGGTGAATATTATGGAAGAAACAGTAGAAGCAGCAGAAGATTTAATTGAAGATGTAGTAGATATAATAGAAGACTTAGGTTTAATAAATGAATCTAAATCTAAAATGATACTATCTAAAGTAGCCCAGTATAAGAAATATATTTTAATAGCACTACCTATTATTATAGCAGCCTCAGTATATTTAGTCTGAAGGTGATAATTTGTCTTGGCAATTATTATTAAAAGCGGGTGTGGGCAATTGGTCCAATTCAATTAAGACTGGTGTTTTTCCATCCGTAGAAGATATTAAAGCCCTAGATGAAAAAGAATCTGCAAGAAAAGCAAGAGAATTAGATAGAGTTATAAATAATTTAGAAACAGATTTAGCAAATTTACCTAAAAGAAGACCATCAATAGTTGAAGGATTAGCCCAACAATTATATTTTGGGACAAGAAGAGTTAAAAAGATTTCACTTGTAGAAATTAAAAAAAGATTAGAAAAGGCAAAATCTTTCAAATCTCACTTTAATATTGAAATCACAGGACAACAGGAAGTAAAGGAAACATTACAACCTTTAGTTAATGATTTTGTAGAAAGGAAAGATATTGATTCTTTTTATGCTATTGCTCGTTATGTTAATGAAATAACTCAAGGTAATTTTAGTAGCGCAACTCAAAGTTGGATGCGTAAATTAAATAATATTATAGATGTTCCTGAAGGTTTTGGTAAGGCCATTGATAATATTAAAAGAGAAGTACCGGATGAAGATGCAGGAATAGATAAAAAAATCAGTAATATATTTGAATATAAATATGGTGTTGGTAATAATCCAACCACAATGGAAATTACTACAAGAAGTAAAAAAGATAAATTGGTCGCAACAGAAGAAGGAGATATTAGACAAAGGACTAGGGAAGTAACTACACCTTTTGGAGCACCTGAAGAAGAACCATTTGGCCCAAGAAAAAAGAAAACATCTCAAATAGAAACTGTATCTGATATTACAACAGAAGTGGCATTCCCCATGCCTAACATAGATGCTAAAATAGAAACTTTATCTATGACAGAATTTAAAAAATTAATTAACGTATTACATAAATCCACTATACTTTCAGATACTGAATTAAATTCATATAAAGATAAAGCGATTAAGATTTTATGGGATATATCAATTAAATCAAGTGGAACTACTCTTAATAATGCTATGAGAGTTGTCGATATGGGAAGAAAGGGTTTAACTCTTAAACATAGACAGGCAGAATTAAAAACAAATTTTGCGCTAGATTTTATTAAAAGGGAAATGGACACTAATCCAGAACCTTTTAAAATAGGACAATATAAATTAAAGCCCTCTGAAGAGATGAAAAATGCTACCCCTGAAGAAAGAGATGTTCAAAGTGCTTTAAAGGAACAGGCTATTGACTATATTAGAAATAAATTAAAGAGTGGGGGTAGTGATTTATTTGATGAGGCTTGGAAAAAATACACAGAGAAAAAAACTGTTGCTGATGAAAGAGCATTACCATTAAAAGAACAATTAAAAGAAGCACCAGCAGATGAACAAGCAGAAATTATAAATCAAATTAAACAAATTTATCAAGAGTCAGAATTGATAGTTAGACCCGGAGAAATAAAATTCCAAATGGGAGAATCGAGAGAAATTAATTTCAATGAAATAGTAGATATTTTTAACATTAGAGGTAAATTTAAACAAAATGTATTTTCTCTTCTATTCTTATTATTCTATGAATCGGATTCTAAAGAAGAATTTGAGCAGGAATTTAAAAGGATTATCCCATTAAGGGGAGCCACAGGAAATTGGGTAGATTTTATACCTCAAGGTAAATTATTCGCAAGTAATAATAGACAATCATTTATAGATTCTTTAAGAGCAATCATAACCATCGTGAAAGATTTTTATAGTAAAGAACATTTAAGTGATTATACATTAGCGATGACTGAAATAAGTGATAACTTTTATGATAATTTAAATAATTTATTAATAGAAATTAGTAAAAAAAGAGGTTTGGATATGCCTGATGATAAAGAAGAATTAATGGAATTTGCTATGCATCCTTCTAAAGAATATATACAAGATGTAGATGGAATGCACTACGTTAATAATAAATTAGGTATTCAGGCAGATTTAGATACAGCACACAATACATTATCTAATTTACTTCAAAATTTATCTGATAGAGTTTCTGGAGAACTTATAAATTATATTACTGCGATTGGTGAAGACACATCAGATAAATATACAAAACATAGAGTACAACATAATAATCAAAAAATTACAGTACAAAAATATTTAGAAGATACTGGATATTTACAACAAGAAGTAGGTGAAGAAGAATGAAATTAAGTGAAAAGGTTCAAAATATTGTTGATTCTCTTGTTGCTAGAAATTATGGTGCAGAACCTCCAAGAGAACCAAAGGCAAAAACAATAGATGCTGTATTAGCAAATGTTAATGAAGAAGTAGATATTAAAAGGAGAGATTTTATTAAATACTTAAGAGCGAGAAATGAAACATTAACAGATAGGAGTGAAATTTTTAATCCACATATAGGAGTAGCATCTAATTTTGCTATCCATAAATCACCGATGGGAGATTTAATAAGTGGTGGAAATAAATTCGTTATCGTTGATAAAACCATTAATAAAATCAAAGAAACACCAATAGAGAATGTATTATTATCAGTTGCAGCAATAAATAAGAAAGAACAATTAATAGAACTTTTAAATGATGCTAAAACTAATGCACCTAATCCTGCTGGCGATGAGCCTTTCACAGAAGATGAATTAGAAGTAATAAATAAATTACTATCAATATTAGAACAAGAAGAACCTGAAGCATATACACATACAAAATCAGAATTTGAAGCATTAAAAGAAATTGAAAGAACTTTGGTTAACGTAAATGCTCTAAGTACAAATGAAAGAGATGGATATTATAAATATTGGCATGGTATACATGAATCTTTTGAGAAACTTGCTGAATACTTTGATAATATCGGTCCCTTTTTAGAAAATATTATACCTTTCATTGAACAATTTGATACAAGAACAGAAACAGTAAAAGAATTATCTGAAGCGATGAGAGATATTAAATTACCTAATTATGTTTTACAATTAGCGGCGGTTGAAAATAAAGAATTAGTAGAAGAATCAAAAATTAATAGATTAGTATATGAATTCTTAAAATCAATTGGGAAACAATTACCTAAATCATTAGAAGCATATGAAACTCAAAGTAAAGCAGCAGGAAAAATATTGGACACAGTAAGAGAGGAAAGAGATTTTCCTGAAGAGGGAGTAGTAGCGGGAGTAGGTGGTTCTTTTGACCCAACAGCAGCAGATGATTTAGTAGATGATATTGAAGAAGCAGAAAGAAAATTTAAAAAAGAAATCGTTAAAATGGACCCAATATTTTTACTATTAATTGAAAATAATAAAATTAATGAAGATTATACTGATAATGTAATCGAAAAGGCCAAAGAACAAATTAAAGAAAATTTTAATTATACTGCTGGACCTCTTTTAGAAACTATTGAAAGTATATTAGATGGGGAAATTGATACATTTTTAGATAATTATAAAAAATCACAAGCGTTAATTATTGAGGGTCATTATTATATGCCCGTAATAGGAGAAAGTATCAGTATAGATGTATTAGATAGAGCATATATCAGTATAGATGTAGAATATATTGACTATAACGGCAATATACGTGTAGAAAATTTTACACAAGAAGGGGCTTATAGAGAAGCAGTTAATTTTGTTAATACTAATACAAGAAAATTCTTTAAAAAACTAGGCGAAATATTAAAAATTACATCAGGTTCAATTCCGATTTTAACTAAAGTTAGAACAGCAAGGGGAGCATCTAAATCTCCTTCTTTAAATCAAGGTGGAACATCAATACCATTACCTACAAAAATGACTCAAAAAGATGTTGACCGAATGAATGATTTAGATGAAATATTACAATTAATCACTGAATATTATATTGAACCACTATCAGGAAAATATGTATTTTTAGATGATGTACCAGAATTTTATGAATCAGATGAATTTAAAGAATTTCCTAAAATTTTATCAGGTAGTAAAACTGCACAGGCTCGAAAAACTATAAATAGAGGTATCGAACCTCTTATTGATTCTGCAGATTATCAAAATGTAATTGATTTTATGAAAGCGATAAGAAGACCGGATGAATTATATTATGATGCAGATTTAGTTAATTTATTTCAAAGAGGACTAGAATCTTATATTAATTTTTGGCAGGGTGTCGCAATTGAATCTGAAGAAGAAACTCCACTACAAGATATTATAGAAGAAGTTACTGCAATATTTGGTGATTCTCTATATGAAATTGCTATGGATTCTTTTAAAAATCCTGAAACCGTTAAAGAGAAAAGATGGAGTGGTAAATCATTACCCGAATGGAATAAAATTCAAAAGGAGAATAATTATAAATTAGATAATTTGTTAGGGTTGTTAGAATCTCGTGAATATGTAACCTATGTAGAAGAAAATATGGGGCAAAGAGGTAAGTTAAGAACAAAACACGATGCTCTTGTAGGAATGTTAAAGAGTAGTGGGAAAAAATTAGCAGGACCAATTACTCATGCTATGTTAGAAGCAACTGATATTATAAGAAAAATGAATAATAAAAAAATCTATATTTCTAATATGGATATTGATGATATAGATAATTTATCATATGTAATTAACAAAATTAAGAAGGAAGATGATATAGATATTTATGGTGTAGATATATACAATATTGTAAATTCTCAATCATCATTTAATACTATTGCTGTAGAAAATGGTATTTCGAGCGAACTTGTTTATAAAATTAAGGGGCTATTTAGATGATAAAGAAAGGTGATTTAAAATTTAGCACTCATGGTCCAATAGATGAAGAAACTGTTTTAAATATGATAGAAAATGATTGGGGTTATAGGCGAAATAGAAGAAATACTAAAGAAACAGTTACATTTAAAGATTCAACAAATCTACAATATTTTTTTGCAAGAATTACAAAAGTAATTATTGATGGGAAAGAAAGACCTGATTTGGTAGGAAAAGTAATAGGTTATTGTGGCACTGGAGAATATCAAGATTTGGTAGTAGATGGGGGAGCATATACTTTATCAGGAACAAGTCTAACTGCATCTGATGATATTCCTAACTTTAGAAAACTTGGTGTATATCCAACATTGGCTAAATTAAGAAATGGATTAGCAAAATCTATGGCTACTAATAGACCCTTTCTTATCACATTAAATAGAGGTATAACACATAGCGAATTTTATAATTCAGAACCTGATTTTCATAAAAATCATAGAGGGCTACCATCTTGGACTTTGGATAGATTAGATGATACCGGTAAAACGTGGTATGTTTATCAACCAATCGAAAAATTAGAAAAATGGTTTAATACACTAAGGAGGTAAAATTATGAGCGATATTAAAGAAGCATTAGATAGTGCAGATGAAATTGCTGAGTTAACAGGTAGAGATAAAGCAGACATTATAGAAGATTTACTAGATGATGGAAAACTTAATCAATCCAATTTACAAGAAAATACTACTGCTATTGAGAAGGCTACTGTTGCTGCTAAAGCAACACATAAATTACTTACTGCTCTTATTCCTATTCTTTTACTTCTTGCTACAAGTGGATTAGAATTAGGAGGATTTATTGATTTAACTCCTGCTGGTGATGGTGATGATGAATGGATGTGGGAAGAAAAATATCAAGAAGAATATCAAGAAGAAGAATATTATTATGGTTGTACAGATTATGATGCTTTAAATTATGATGAGTATGCAAATTATGATGATGGTTCTTGTGAATATGAGGAAGAAGAGGTAGAATGCGAACCATTCTTTTATGATAGATATTTAGAATATCAGAATAATAATACTGAACTTAAATTTGAATATGATGTAGATTTAGATTGTGAAGAAACTGAGGATGTTGAAGTACAATTTTTAGCATATGAAAATAATAGTAGTGGTGGAGAACCTGTCAATTTCTCTATTGATTATTACAGTGTTTATAATGGTGATATTGGTTATCGCAATATGACATTGGGTAATTTTACTGAAAGTAGATATGATATATACGCCTATTTAATTGATGAAGATGGTGAAATGATTACTGAAGTAACATGGATGGGTGTCTATATAGAAGGTGAAGAAGATGTGTGATATTGTCAAAGAATTAATTTCATTAATACCATGTAAAAAGAGAAGTGATAATCCTTCTGATTGGTGTACTGAATGTAGAGTGGGGAAAGGTGAATAATATGAGTTGGGAAGATGTTATTAAATTTAAAAATACTGAAGAATTTATTGAAAGAGTAATGGCTGATGGAAAAGAAAGAACGTCGAGAGATATAATAGTAGATGTATATGAGTTAATAGATAAGATAAAACAAGATGAAACAAGAAGATACCCTGCATATTCAAATGTTCCAACAGATAATAAAGTTAAAGTTTATATGTCAAAGCATTCTAAATATGAAAAAAGACTAGTAAAAACATTAGGTACTACAACTACATATTATAAATTAAGGTGAAAATATGCAAGATTTATTAACTGAAATGGACTTGGAAATGTCCAAAGGAAATTTCCCATATTTCTTTACTAAAATTCTCGGTTATGAATTAGCAGATTTTCACAAAGAATGGTTAGAACAAGTTTATAATACAGACCGTACAGTAATTATCTGTTCAAGGGACCACGGAAAATCAGTTTTCTTTCACGCTTGGGCAGTATACCAATTATGTTTTCAAGAACCACCTTATCAAATGCTTTACATTTCCTCCAACCATAAACAGACAATGGTTCATATGAAAGACATTGATAGAATGTTTACAAATATACCACAGTTAAAACAATTTAAGCCCCGTCAAGGTTGGGCTGTTGGCTCCATGAGATTAACAAATGGTAATGAAATATTAGAGCGTTCTATTGGTACTCAAATCCGTGGGCTTCACCCACAAGAAATTATTGTCGATGACCCACTAAAGGAATTCTCAATGGCTGCTATTCAAAGAGTTACTGATTGGTTTTGGGGTGATATGATACCTACACTACACCATACAGCCTCTCTACGCATGATAGGCACTCCATTCACCTATACAGACATATTTGCACAGTTAGAAGAGAACCCTGCATACAATGTTCATAGATACCCTGCAATCAATCCAGCAGGAGAAGCCTTATGGTCTTCTCGATGGAACTTAGAAAAATTAGAAGCCCGTAAGATGGAAATTGGTTCAATGAAATTCACAAGAGAATATATGTGTGTACCTATCAGTACTAACACAATGCTCTTTGACCCTGAACACATCAAGGCTTGTAAGGATAAAGAAGCGAGGCTTCATTCATCTCATAGGGAGGGTTATAGATACTATATTGGATATGACCCTGCTATATCAGCAAAGGGTGACTTTACAGTAATGATGGTTATTGAAGTTGATGATGACATGAATAAACAAGTAGTGCATATGCTTAGAGCAAGAGGGTTAGACTTTAGAGAACACATACAACACATCATGGAATTATGTAGACGATACAGACCTGAAATTGTAATGATAGAAACTAACACATTCGCTAAAGCCTTCGCTATGGAATTGAAAAGCATTTCAGATTTCCCAGTTAGAGAATTTACAATGAGTAGAAAGAAAAAGGAAGAGATTATTCTAAATCTACAAATGAATATTGATAATCATAAATTGATTTTACCTATGAAAGATGAAACATCAAGGGCTGTCACTAAATTAATTGAACAGGAATTAGGTGCATTTGGTATCAATGCTAATGGTAAAATTGAAGGTGTAGGAGCGCATGATGATATAGTGATTGCATTAGCATTGGCAAATTACGCAACTAAACAATTTTCAGATACATTTATTGATATAGATGGCAGTAGCCTTTTTAACCCTACATCCCCTCAGACTAACATAGGGGGTGGTATATATGGTATTAATTAGTAAAGAAGATGAAGAAATAGATGTAGATGATTTACAAGAAAGGGTAGATGAAATTAAAGAAACAACAGATGCTCTCAATACTCAACGTCAACAAGTAATACAAACAGTAGGATTTAAGAAAGAAGAATTTCCATCTTGGATTAATATGCAGTATGGAAATGAAATAGATATTCTTAAGACAATTTCTAAAAATTTAAAAATTAATTTAACTGAAGCCAATGATTACATTTACAAATATCCTATGGAGCCAATAGTAGCAGATAAACAAATTCCTGAATTAGTAAAGGAATTACGCAATATGCGTAGAAATTTAAAGGGTGATGCAAGAAATAAAATTCTCAAAGGTATTGACCATTTAATTACAGCATATGAATATTATATTCAAAAGTGTGTAGATTCAATATATTGGATAAAACCATACCAAATTCCTTTAAAGAAAATGACATTAAAACCTGATAATATATACAAATTATATTCTATTAAAGATGGAAAAACGAGAGAACAATTAATTGATTTATTATGTAAAATGTGGGAAAGTGATTTAGAAAGAAAAGGGATGGATTATGGTTCTGAATATTCTTCTCATACAATTAACATAGCCACTTGTAAAAAAGAATTTAGGAAAATTCTTAAACAAATTAATCATCAATCTCTAAGAAAATCTAAAAAGGAAATGATAGAAGATAATATTAAAAATATTCTTATTAATAATCCCGGCCTATCTTCTAATGAAATTCATTCAAGACTACCTAAAGCGTATAATAAAATATCAACGCCTCAATCTATTTCAAAAATGTTAAGAAAAATTAAGGCTACCAAAGTAAATAATGATTATTATTTAGTTAGAGATATAATTAAGAAAGACTTATATTCCTATGTGGCAGGATTTATTGATTCAGATGGATATATCACAATGGATTCATCATACGCACCAAGAATAGGTATGATAGCAACAGGTGATAGAGGTAGAGCATTCTTTCAGGAATTAGAAAAGGAGTTAAAATGTGGCAGATTACATCTTGACCAAAAAGTAGGAGAGAATAATAGAAGTCAACATAGACTCAATTTTTACAGTCAGGGAGATATTACAACCATCTTAAATAAGTGTATGACTCATCTAAGAATGAAGAAAGCACAAGGGAAACTATTATTAGAGGCAATCCGTATCAAACAACAACACAAGAGGGAAGAGTGGGCTAAACCACGACTCGGTGAAATTTTTAAATTGATTAAATATGAAAATTGGAAGGATGCTAGGAATACTACAGAATTTGATAAATATGGTATTGACCCTGAAGTTGTAGTTAAATATCACGATAATTGTAAAATGAGTTTAATGGATAAATTAGAGAGTGGGGTTGAATAATATGGGAGTAAGAGATTATTTAAAGAAATTTATTAAAAGAAGGACTCCTGTTCCATTAGATAAGGATGTTTTCAATTTAGGTATTCAGGAAAGAAGACACCCTCAACATATTTTAGGTCCAGTATTATATAATGTAGCGAATCAATCTACTGTTGTTAGGACTTGTATTACACAATTAAAAACTGAAATTTTCAGAAGAGGATATGTTTGGGAAAAAGCATTCGTTAAACAATGTGTTGATTGTAAAACAAAATATGATAAAGTTATAGAATCTTGTAATAATTGTGATTCTCTTAATTTAGTTTCACCATCTGTTAAACAAAAAGAATATGCTGAGAAATTTTTTGAAGGATATATTAATCAGTCTGAACAAAAATTTATTGATGTGTTAAAAGAAATAGAAGCAGATTTAAATATTGCTGATGATGCATATTTAATAATAGTGAAAGAATACTATATAGATAATGAGGGGGAAATAGCCCTTCACCGTATAAAAGAAATATATAGGGGCGACCCCCTAACAATGTATATTGATGTAGATGAAGAAGGTGATAGAGGAACAGCCCATTTTACTTGTTTAACTCATAGAGAGGTATATGATACAGATTATAGTAATAGGTGTCCTGAATGTAATAGTAAATTAAAACCAATACATTATACTAATAGAGTACATGGAGAAGACCAATATTTTACAAGAGGTGAAGTTATACATTTGAGTAAATATCACCCAAGTAGATTATATGGTTTCCCTCCCATTTTAACATTATGGACTCATATTACAACACTTATTGCTATGGAGAATTATATTAATACTTCATATACAAAGGCTAGAACACCAAGAGGTATTCTTGCAGTACAAACAAATAACATGGAATCACTTATTAAATATTGGAAAGGTGTAAAGGAGAAGTTAGAGAAAGACCCTCATTATATACCAATCATGGGTATTGAAACAGAAGGCACTAATCGTGGTTCAGTAGAATGGATTCAGTTTATGAATACTATGAAAGAGATGGATTATATTAATGTAAAGGAAGATTTAAGAACAAGAATTTCTGCTTTTTACGGAGTTAGTAATATCTTTATGGCTGATTCTTCAACAAGTGGTGGTTTAAATAATGAAGGTATGCAAATACTTGTAACAAATAGAAGTGTAGAAATGGCACAGAATGTTTATAATCAATACCTCTTCCCATATTTAATGAAGCAATTTGGTATATCGGATTGGAATCTTATGCTACTTCGTTCAGAAGAAGAAGATAACGTGGCTGAATTAAGAAGAAGAGAAATTGAAATTAACCTTGCTACACAAATTAAGAATTTAGGATTTGAAGTAGATATGGATGAAGATGGTAATTTCATATATTCAAAACCACCACCTGAACCTAAAGATGTACCGGAAGGAGAAGAAGGTAAAAAATTAGAAACTGACCCATATGCAGGAACAGATATTGATGCAAGTCAATTAGGACAAATGCAAGAACAGGCTATGTTGGGTGGAGGAAAAGGTGTAGGTGCTCCACAACCTGACCAAAAAAAAACTAGAGATAAACCAAGTATGAGTGTTGGCCCTCCAAAAAGAAATATGGGATTACCAAAAGAAGCAGCAAATAATAATGTTGATAGAAGAACAGAAAGGAAGGTTGGTTAAAATGAAAGATATAATAAAAAGAAGATTAGAAGCAGCAAAACAGCAAATAGAAGATTTACAGAAAACCGTTAATAAACCTGTAAAGGAAGTAAAGAAAACACAGAATATGGTTCCAGCAGGAGTACCTGAAGAATCAGAACCATCAAAAACAATAGAAGATAAAGTTCCCGGATATATTACAGGTGGACCTAAATTTAATAAAAAGATGAAGGAAGTTTGAGAATGAACTCTACCGTTTTAATACAGGCTTATTCTAATAGCCTTATACGTCGAATTATTCCTTTAGTTATCAAAGGAACTAATTTATTAAAGGCGGTAGATATTTCAAATAAAGAATATAGAAATATTTCAGATGAAGTACGTTATAAAATTAATCATCAAAAGCGATTATTACATAATAGGACTAAATCTTTTTTACCTAATAAATATAAAGAAGTAATTGATAATAAAATGAGTAAATGGAAAAAAGATAATTGGAAGTCCGCAGGTAGTGGAGAAAACCCTTCAGAATATTACAATAAGGAAAAAGCAGAAAGAGAAAAATTGATAAATGAAGCAATAAAACAATGGATAAAGGATGAACCAATTCCTAAAAAGGAAAAAAAATCTATTGATATTTTATTAGAAGTATTAAGGAAAAAATATCCTAACGAAACCGATAAATATTTATTAAAAGTATATAATGATTATAAAATATCTGCATCACCAATGAAATTAATTTCTCCTGAAAAAAGAAAAGAAAGGGATGAAGCAGAAAAAGTGAAAAGGCAGAAACATCTTAAACAAAGAGAAAAGGATTGGAAAGAACAATTATCTACTATGCCTAAAACAGAAAATTTATTTACTCAGTGGGCGCATTCGACTAACAGTGCTAAATTATTTGAATTATTAAACTTGGTAGGTAATTTAAATGACCGCAATAAAAAAGATTCTATAAAAAGATTAGAGAGATTCATTAATGAAAAGATTGTAGAAGAAGATGATAAAAAAGCACTAACTACAATTCTTGAAACTATGAAAGAAGAGTTTGCTGAAGAAGAAAGAAAAAGAATTTCTACTGCGGGTAGAACAGCAACTTATTTAGAAGCAAGGGCTATTGGTGCAACTTTAGGTTCTAAACCAAATAATAAAAAGGGGAAGGTAAAAGGTACTAAAATATCAAAAACAGGTTTACATACTATAAGATGGGGAAATTTTACTAACGATAATAGTAAAATAACAAGAAAAGGGGTAGAATTTTTAAAAGAGGATGCTCCGATGGATTTATCTCAAGAACGTTGGCTTAATGACCCTCTTTTAAGTGATTATGCAGAATATAGAATTCAAGAAATAGAACCTGAAATGACTATTCCTAATTTTAGAAATAGTGAAAATAAAGATGAAATTATAAGTCAAGTTAAAAGAAAACAACCAAAGTTGCCTGAACCTTCCAATACTTTAGTAACTATGATGGGTATATGGAATGAAGTAGGAGATAATATTGAAGATTTTCCCTATTTCTTACAGGGGTGGAAAAATGCAGTTATCACCGGCTTCGTAGAAATAGCAACAGATGAAATAATGGTGTTATTTGATTTCTCCAATAAAGTTTTACCTAAACTAGTAAATGCAATAAATAAAGGTGTAATTCTTAACCCTAATACTGGAGAAGTATCTTTTGATAATATTATTAGAAATTATAAGAGAGCAATAAATCAAATACCAAGAGGTTTAAGAAGTTCTATTATTACTACAGTATTTAATATTGCACAAGGTAATAAAGTTAGTTCCGATAAAAAAGGTAAAACAAAACAACAATTACAAAAAGCAGAAGATGTTATTATTAACCAATTACAAGAAGAGGTTCCTAATACCAATAAAACTTATGCACATTTTATTCTCGAAAATCATTTAAAAATAAATAGAAGAAAAAGGGGCGGAAGTATTTTAGTAGATTTACTTAAAACTATTGAAGAGGAAGAAGGAAAAATAGAATATCTTAAACAACCAAAATCAGTTTCAACAGAAAAACCAGTAAGTAGAAGAGGCCCACAACGCAAGCCTGTGGCTTCTGATAAATTCGGTTCTACTTCTCAAATTGCAGGTTCAAAATTTCAAGAATTAAGAGAACGACTTGAACCTGCTGATGCTGACATTGATGAACCGTATAAGGGAGAATATGAATTTCCTCAAAGAGGTACAGATAAAGAAGTTGATATGAAAGTAGGTAGCAGACCTGATGGAACAAGAGTACCTAAACATTCAAAATTGTCCGAAACAGAATGGAGAAAAAAATTATCTGAAGATGGTAAATCTCAAGAAGAAATTGATAGTATTATCGGATATAACGAAAAGGGTGAAAGAGTTAAAAAGTCATTAGAAACTCTACTTGATATGATAAATGAATCTGATGATATTATTTTTAAGGAAGATGTAGGTCTTATATTAGAATCCTTAAATGCAAAACAGAAAAAGAAATTAAAAACAATTTTAAACGTTGCTGACCCAACAGAATATTTTGGACATGATTTTCTTAAATTAGAAGAATTGATAAAGGTGCTAAAAACTTTAGGTGTGGTCAAGGGCGATAAGAAATTAAATAAGAAGATATTGCGATATGAAGACAAAAACCTTAAAGTAGTCAAACTTGCAACAAGATTACGTAAGGATTATGAAAATTTGTATCGAGGTCTTCGAGAATTAATATATCCTAAAACAGGTGATAACAAATGAGTGAAGAATTAATAATGTTAATGAAAGAATTAGTAGACCGAGTAAAGCGATTAGAAACAACTGTTTTTAATGCAGATAATGTATTATTAAAGGCAGGTCTAATTAAAGTAGAAGGAATAGTACCGAGAATTAGTGCAGATGTAGGTAGTGTACCTAACTCAGATACAATTGCTAAAATGGATTGGTCAGAAATAGATGAATTAGTAGTAAAATTAAGTGGTGAATAAAATGGTAGAAGAAGGAATAAATATGGATTTCCCAACAGAAAATATGGGTGATTCTGAAAGAAGAGTAACTGCAGCGTTAACTGCTATAAGAGAATTATTGGGACATATTTCTAATCATTTAGGAAGTCCTATTGATTTTGAAAAGAAGCCTACAATTAAAAATCCTACTTCAAAGAAAGTAGATGTTGGTGGAACAATGTTCACAGATGATTCTTCATTAGGTAATAAAGCAATTCCAAGAGGTGCTGCTAAACCTAATAAGGAAAAAGTAACTAAGGCTCCTAAGGTTGGTAATTTTACCAGAAATTATACTGGTTCTCTTTTAGAGAAAGAAGATGAAGAAAAATTATGGCCTATATTAACAGTAGGTGAAACAGGTGCTTTAACAGGGGCAGCAGTAAAAGATACATTAAAACCTGATGATGATGAAGTAGAAGGAATGGAAAAGGCTATGAATCCTATGTCAACAAGTGAAGGAAAAGAATTATTGAGTACCTTAGAAGATGCTGTTAAAAAACTAAAGAAATATTTGACTACTACAAGAGTTCCAAGTTCTGAAGTTTTAAAACCAATGGATGTTAGACCACAATAGGTGATAATTTGCCTAAAAGGTCAGACCCTATTTCGAGGGATTTAAGAACCCTTTATGATAAAGTTAGAGTAGCATATCTTAGTGCAAGAGAGCGACCTAAAGATTATAAAGATGAATGGGCTTCTGTTGTAGAAGATGTTAGACTCAAATGGGATAGTCCTTCTAATGTAGGTGATTTATTAAGGGATAAACTTTCTGAAACTTTACTATTTGATAAGAATGCATTAGACCCTCAAGGTGCTAAAGCAAAAAGGATTTATGAGAATGTTAAAGAAATACAACAAGATTCGTCATTTTCAAAAGACCCATTTAGAAAAAAATATGGGGATAAATTATTAGAAACCTTAGTTAAGGATAAAATAGTATATGCTATGTTTTTACATTGGGCATATAGGGTTGGTCGTGGAGCATTAGAATCTTGGAAACAACATACAGATGAAGAGGATAACTTCACAGAAGGATATGTTGGATTGGATTTAACTGATAAAGAAATCTATGAATGGTTAGATGAAAATTACGGTGAAGATTTTGATATTAAAAGATTGAAAAGTAAATTAAATGCAGCACGTCAATTACTGTACAAGGTATTTACAACAGAACATACACCTCAAGAATGGAATGAATTGGTTGAATCTAAAAAGATATTGAAAGGTAGGAAAGCCTCTCAAAAAAAATATAGAGATTTATTAAGAGAACTTGTTGACAAGTATGTTGATGCAGAAAAAGAAGTAATAAGCATTAGAGAGATAACTGCTGAATTTGAAAAATTATATGAATTACCGTGGCATATTTCAATAAAAAAAATATATGAATGGGCAGGAAAAAGACTCACATATACTTATAGTGATAAATACATTAGAAGAAAAACAAATTATGGGGCAGAATATATTTTAAAATCTGACATATCTAAAGAAGATAAAGGTACAAAAAATAATTTTATTCTCCCTAACAAACCCATGTATCGCATATTTGAAATTGACGATATGAAAGAATTAAAGGGATTCACAGGCGAATGGGTAGTGCAAGAAAAATATGATGGTATGAGAATACAAATTCATAAAACTGATACTATCAAAATATATTCCTATAACAATAGAGACATTACAGGAAAATTCGATAAGCAAATTAAAATACTTAAAAATGATAAATTTCCCGATTGTATTTTAGACGCTGAAGCAGTTCTATATAATGGAGATGAACCACTTCATAGAGCAGATACAATATCATACATAAATGCTGATAATCAATCTAAAGATTATAAATTAAAGGTTCACGTCTTTGATATAATGAGATTAGAAAAAGAAGATATTGGCCCTCAAAAATTAGAAGAAAGGTTGAATAAATTAATGGGTACATTCTCCACACATTCAGATGAATATTTACAATTTCCTACCAAAAGAGATACACGCTTTGCAGATTCATTAGAAGAAATAGAAGACTACGCTAAAGCCATTATGAAAAATCCAACATCTGAAGGTGTCATAATTAAAGATGCCAAATCTTCATATATCATAGGAAAGAAGAAAAATCCAAAATGGATTAAATGGAAAAAATTCGTTGACCTTGATTTAATTATATTAGATGTTAGAACGAATAAAAATAACACATACAGTTATACTTTAGGTGCAGGACCAATTATGACTGATACAGAATATAAACCATTAGTAGAATTAGATGGTGCTAAATACTTATCAGTGGGTAAAGCCCTCAATACAAAAATTAAATCTTCCAAAGGTAAAATTATAAGAGTTAAGGTTGATGAAGTAAAAAAGACATCTTCCGGATTCTCAATTTACAGTGCTAAAGTAATAGAAAAACCTGAGGTTGAAGAACCTGAGAAAATTATCACTTTAGAATTCTTATCAAAGGATAATAAGAAATCAGCATCAGATTATTCAATTGAAGTATTAACTAAATCTTATACAATAACGGATGGAATACACGGTAATGCAACATTAAATACTTCGATAGATACAGATGGTTTTATTTTATCAGGCTTTTATGAAAATAACTTAATGGCTAAAAATGCTATATTAGATATTGACATATGGAAAGAAGAATTGAAACAACAATATATTAAAGATAATGGGGTTTTTATGACGGCTGCTCAACAAGAAGTTATGGAAAATGATATTAGAGAAGAAGATATGGTTAAAATAATGAAAGAAAAACATCCTAATATCGTTAGAAGAATATTTAGTTCTGATAGTAAAGACATAGAAAAGAATGCTATCATAGGATATATTAAAGATAAGGGTAAAGCCTACGGAATCATATATAATAATAAGATGTTTTCTTATGATGATAAAACTACATTAAAAAGTATCATTAAAATAGAAAATTACAAATATGAATTATGGAAAAGAGAAGATGGAGATTTAAATTTCATGTATAAAATTAAAGATAGAAACTTTACATGGAGAATAGAACAAGATAGCCCTTCAGATTTATACAAATTATTTGGAAAGGCAGATAAATTTCTTGCTCAATTAGATAAAAAACCCGACACTCATAAATTAGTCGATAAAGGAGAATTAGAATTAGGAGCACAACGAGATGGCTATCATGAATATTTACTAGATGGTAAAATGTACAATGGTAAATTTCATTTTAGAGTAGTACCTATTGATGATGAAAATAAATGGGTTGCATGGACAGGATATGAAACGAAACCAACGGATGAGTCAAGTGATGAAGATATGTGGAATATTGAAGCAGATAAACATAAATCTATTACATATTCCAATTAAATATAGATTACCTTTATATAGTCATTTAACACAAATATATAGTGATGACAGTCTTGGCTACACAATTAAGACCATCTCATTTAGGCGCAGGTTCCGAATTAGTCATATTAAAAAGTAAGAATAATGAACCATTAATTATTGCTGGATATGCTTCCGTTGATGTATTAGATAAACAAAATGACCTTATTACATTAGAAGCATTAAGAGAAGCATCAACAGATTTCATGAAGGGTGATTATAAAAACGTCATGATTACTCATTCAAATGTTCAAGTAGGGGAAGTTATAGATAATTGGACTGATACAAAAGGTAATGTATTAAAGACAGGCTGTGATGAAACCGGATTCTTTGTAGTAATTAAGATGCGTGGCGATATTGAAAAGGCTAAAGAAGTATCAAGAGATATTAGGAGAGGTAAATTACGTTCATTTAGTATTGGTGGTCAAGCCATGCATAAAGCAAATAGATATGACCCCGATATTGGTACATACAAAGAAATAGATAAATTGGAACTCCATGAAGTAACTATATGTGAAGAAGGAATAAACCCTGAAGCAAAATTTGAAATTGTAAAAGAAAATAAAAATAAAGGTGATAAAATGACAAACGAAATAAATAAAGCGTTAGAAGAGTTTAACGACATTGTTAATCAATTGAGAAATCAAGTGAATGACAATATGGTTGTTAAAGAAGATGAAGATGATGCAGAAGCAGAAAAGATGGGATATGAAGATGAAGCACCTGTCGAAGCACCTGTTGAAGATGTTGATTCTGAAGAAATGATGGCTACGGATGAAGAGGCAAAGGCTGAATCAGTAGTATATGGACATAACCCAACAGGACAGAATAGAATTGATGGTGCATTAGTCGGAAGATATGATTCCGAGTTCAGCGATTTTATTGCTCGAAAGAGCGATGAAGTTTCAACTCTTGACCTAAGCGAGGAAAACCTTGCTAAAGCCTATGAGCAATTTAAGGCTGAAAAGGAAGAAGAGAGAGCATATGATGTTATCAAGGAGCAATTCGAGACTCGATATAAATCAGAATTGATTGTTGAGGCTGATAAAGTAGCAAAGTCAAAGTATGATGCAAGTGCTGAAGTAGATGCTCTAAAGAATGAATTTTCAGAATTACGCAAGTCTCTTGAGAGTAATAATGATATAATCACAAAGCAGGTTGAATCAGTTAATACTGCTCCCTCTCTATCCGAAGATATGCTATTGAAGATGAATAATCTTCATGAGTTATCATGGGAAGAGGTAAATGAATTAGTAAGGGAGGTTAAATCCCTTTGAATTCAAATTCAAAGATTTTAATAGAAGGTGAATAAAATGACAGGATTAAATCAAATAAGAACAATTGAAGACTTAGAGCGAGCCACATATGGTGATTTTAGCGGATATGGAATTATGAAAAGTGCTGGAATTACTTCCGGTATTCATGGTGACCATGGCTTAATAACAGGTGTTGGTGGTGCAAATCCAGCAACCGGACAAAATGCAAATCTATACAATCTGATTTATGGTCAGAAAGTATGGTCTATGCTAAATCGTGAAATTAATGCTTTTGCTATGATGCCTAAGAAACCGTGGTCCTCAAGTGGATGGCGTGTCTTGGTAGAAAGAGCATTGGGTGGAACTGGTGATACATGGTCTACTGTTGGTGGTACAGGCCACAGTTCAACAACAGACGGTGTAATTGGTGGTGTGTCAGAAAACGCTGCATTTACAACTGCTGTTGCCGCAGCATTAAGCCCAATTGCACCATTGTATGAAACACTATATGTCAGTCCAAAAACTATTGCTCATCAATTCGAAATTTCAGAATTGGCTGCTGCAATGGCAAAGATTGATGATGGAATTGGAGACATTATGGCTGCATACAGAGAAGAGGTTGGAGTTACCCACGCAGAAGCAATTAACCATATGTTGTTAATGCCTCTTGAATCAATGGATGCTGCTGGACCAGCACCATTAGCAGGAGTACAAAATAACATTACTTCCCTATACAAAATTGTAGCAAGTGCAACAGAATTAGAGGCTATGGACACAACCACAGGAGCAAGTATGCTTGTTGGTGATT